TCGCCTCGCCACCCTCGGACTCGCTCCGAACGGCTTTCGCATAACCGACAGAGGCGATCTGCACGGCCATGGCTTTCGGGATGCCTGCCTCGCGCAGGACGTCCTCGAATTCCCTGATCGACGGGGGCTCACCATCGCGCAGGCGCTGCGCGAATTCGGAGAGACGGCCGTCACTCTTGACGCTGTCGACGCGGGCCCGGCGGTTTGCTGGGAATGACACGATCGAGGCCTCGAGCAAATCGAGCTTGAGCAGCTTGCGGGCCTCTCCATTGGTCGACGGCTCGACGTCGACCTCGCGATAGCCGATCGACATGCCCTGGACGGCGCCGGCCTTCAGCATGATCAGCGCCTCGTCGGCACGTCGCACGCCCTGCAGCAGCTGCCCCTTGGCAAAGAGTCCCTTGCCGTCGTCGGACATCTCGTTCCAGACGCCGATCGGCTCGTCGGGATTGTGCTGCCAAAGCATCAAGGGATACGTGCCCTCGCGGGTGTGCTTGGCCAGGCTGTCGGCGAAGGCGCCCGGCATGACGACCTCGTTGTAGCTGTCGCGCACGCCAAACACGGACGCGTAGCCCTCGATCGCGCCGGCGTCGCCGGCGGCCTTGACCTTGAAGGCAAAGTCCTTGGTGCGCAGCGAGGCGCCGGCATTCTTGATCTTCATGGCACGGGGTCTCCAGGAGCGGGCTGCACCGCTTTCGGCGGCAGCTTGCCGAGCATGTCGAGCGGCACCAGGTTGGACTGCACAGTCAGGACGTCGCCGCCGGCCTTGGGCGGGCGATTGTCGAGGGCACGGCCTTCGTTGCGCGTGAGGTAGCCGTTCTGCCCCAGCGAGGAGAGCAACGCGGCGCGGCCGGCGCTGTCGGCGCGCAGCAGGCCTTCCACGTTGAACTCGGCGAAGATCCTCCCACGCTCCTTCGGCAGCACCAGGCGCTTCTTGATCGCCTGTTCGATGCGCGTCAGGTATGGCCGCAAGCCGAGCGTGAGCCAGCCGAGCATGATCTGCTCGATGCCGGATCCCCACATGGTCTGCCCGTCGGCCGAGTGGCCGATCAGCACCGGCGGCACCCGCAGCCAGCGGCAGATCTCCTCGATCGAGAAGCGCCAGGTCAGCAACATCTCGGCATCCTTCGGCGGCAGGCTCACGGTCTTGACGTCGAAACCCTGCTCGAGGAGCCCCGCATTGGTCGCCTCCCCGCCGACATAGGGATCGATGAACGCCTTGCGAAAGTCGTTCCGCTGGGTCTGATCCATCTTTACGCCGGCCGGCGATGTGAAGAAGATCGAGCTCTTCATGCCGTTGCGGAATGTCGCGCCGGCGGACGCGCCGATTGCTTCTGCAATCGACAGGCTTTGCCGCGCAAACGAAATCACCGAGAGACCGCCGCCGTTGCCGTCGTCGCCGAATCCGCGGATGTGAAAAACGTCATCCTCGGTCAGGCCGATATAGCGCTTGCCGCGGTGCGTGAAGCTGTAGCGCAGCACGCCGCCCGCATCACGCTTGCGGTCCATGTCACCCGGCGCCGCCGACAGCGGCGTCAGCGAGATGATAGAGCCATCGGCGCGCTTGTCTTTAAGCGAATAACCGTTGCCGAAGATGCAAAGCGAGATCACCTGCCCTTCCCAGAACTCCGCCGCCGTCTGGTCTGCGTTCGGACTGTCGTGCAGCGCGCCATAAAGCAGGTGACCATCCGCCGGCGCCTTGCTGCCGTCCGCCTGCTTCTCGTAGATGCCGAGCGGCAGCGTGCCGATGGTTTCGGCATTGAGGCGAACGCCCGACCAGAATGCCGACAGCTGCATCGCGCCCTGCGGCCCAACGTCGCGACCGGCCCAGGTGTCGCCCTTGCCACGTCGCGAATTCTCCGGGTCTTGCACCTTGAGCGCGGGCTTGCGCCACCAGGATTCCAGCCAGCTCATCGGCTCAGGCCATCACGGCGTTCTTGAGAAAGTCGCTGATGTCGAGCGTGCCTTGCGGATTCCAGCTCATCAGAATCGCGGCCTCGAACAGCGCAATCAGTGGGTCGATCTTGGCCCGTCCGGAGATCTGCTTGGTGATCATCAGGTGGTTGCCCCGCGGCTCGACCTTGGCATTGCCCATCACCCACGCCATCAGCAGCTGCTCGGCGTGCCAGAAGGTGCCGTCATCGAGCTTCAGCTCGAGTCCGTACATCGCCGGCGCCAGCGCCGGCCCCTGCATCAACCTGCGAATCTGCGCAGGCTCGATGCCGCCCTCCGCCAAGGCCTCGAACACGGCCGCGGCGTTGTTCGGGTCGACGCCGACGGCGTCCTTCTGCGGCAGCAGTCCGGACGCCTTCACTTGCCGGACCAGCGCGACGAAGCCGGCATGGCGCTTGGCGCCATCGCCGATGGTCAGCGACCGCTCAGCTTCGAAGTCGCGCAGCACTGACGCAATCTCCTTGCGCCGTTCAAGCACCTTCGGATCGGCGAAGGCATGGCACCAGGACAGCCACTCGCGCGTGACGCGATCGCGACCGATCACAGCCAGCCCCAACAGATCGTCGAGGCCACCGCCGTCGGCCCCCATGGTCACGACCTCGCACCGCTGGAGCAGCGACTCTAGCGTCAGCGTCGGGTCGCCGGCTGCTTCCCAGAAGTCCGCGCCGCGCCAACCATCCGCCCCGAGGCCCACGCCGATCTCGATATTGAGATGCTGCGAGGCCCAGATCTGCTCGGCTTCCTCGTTGACCTTGCCGTTGTTCTGGTAGTCCTCGGCCAGGCGCTGCGGGTCGATCGAGCGGCCGAGGTTCGGCAGCAACGGCGCCCAGTGGTCGACGTCGCGCCAGTAGTCCTGGTCGCGCTGCAGCCCTTGCGGATATTCGTACAGCACCGGCAGCAGGATCGGGTTCGGCCCACCGACGCCGTCCCGGATCGCCCGGGCCTTCTTCAGCTCCGTGCGCCATATGCCAGCCGGCGGCTCGTCGGACTGCGTCGTGATCATCAGCACCTGGCCGCCCTGCATGGTGATGCCGCCGCCGCGGATCTGTTGCATGACCGCGGCCGCCTTGGCCTTCTTGCCGAGCTCGTGCAGCTCGTCGATGATGGTCAAGATCGGAATCTCGCCCGTGACGATCGTGGTGTCGAACGTCTTGACGTCGAGCTTGGTCCCGGTCTTGCGCCGCGTGATGCACTTCAGGTGATCCTGCACCTTGAAGATCGCGTCGAGACGCTTGTCCAGGCGGATCATACCCTGCGCCTGCTCGAAGCAACGCTCCGAGATGTTCTGGCTCGGCGCAACCAGCAGCATCTGCCGGTTTGGCGCCTCTTCCATGAACAACGCGGTGAGGCCGAGCGCGGCAACATAGGTCGTCTTCGAGTTCTTCTTCGGCACCATGCACAGCAGCTCCCAGACCAGGCGCCGCTTCGTCGCCGGATCCTCGCTCGCCAGGAAGGCGCAGAGGATTTCTCGGAACCACTCGCCGCAGGCTTCCGACAGCGGCGGGTTGCCTGCGACGTCCGGAAGCCGCAGCCGGTTGAAGAAGGCCAGGGCCTTTGCAGCCTTGGCTTCGTTCAACGGCACGTCGGCCATCGGGATCTGGCCGGCCTGAATACGTTCCCACCAATCGGGGCAGGCGAAGCGCGGCAGCGTGTCAGTGGACAGCATTCGCTTCCTGTTCCAGCTCGGCCATCAGGTCGGCGTCGGCATCGAGCGCGCGCTGCTCGTCGACCAGCTTCTTGCCGATGCGTTCGGCCGCAGGCTTGTCGGCGGGATGCGCCGCCATGTCGGTCTCGACCTGCATGCGGTCGTTACGCTCGACGAAGGCCAGCCATAGCCGCATCGCGCCGGCGTTGCCGTCCTGGACGCCGCGCCACAGCTGCATCGCGTAGGCCGTCTCCATGCGGTCGCGCATCGCGTCGCGAACTTTGAGCTCGGCTCTAAAATACCGCTTCACCGTCGCCGGCGAGACGCCGATCGCGTTCGCCATGATCCCGATCGACTTGCCGAGCGCCAGCAACAGCTTGATCTTGTTGCGATCTTCTTCGGTCGGCTCATACGGCGGCCGCCCGCGCTGCCCCTGGCGAGCACGAACCGGATTGCCGAACAGGTCGAAAACATCGCTCACAAGAAAAAAATCTCCGAATGAGATTGGCGCCGGTCCGGGCGCGGGTGGCTTGTGGACTTTTGACCCGCCCTACCCTTGCGATCAGTGCCAAACGCCGCGGGTGTGCAGCGATGCCTGCTCTGCCTTCTGCTTGTTTCGATCATGGCAGGACTTGAGCAGCGTCTGCAGGTTGGCCTCGTCCCAGAACAGACTCTCATCGCCACGATGTGGCATCTTGTGGTCGCAGACTAGCCGCGATGTGTTGCCTTCGAGCTGGCCGCAACCACACTGGCAGCTGAACAGATCACGCTGGAAGATGGTGAGGCGCAGCGCCTGCCAGCGGGCCGTCCTATACCATCGCCTCCAAGGTAATCTTTGCTGACGCTTCACACGCCCAGCTCGCACATCGCGCTCCTTGCAATCCGTACCGGTTCAGGCATGCTTGCCGGATTTTCGGAACGGAGGCGTTCCATGGAACGTAAGATTTTGATCGTTGGATTTTGCTTTTTTCTGCTTGCTGTGCTGGGGGCAGGTTTGTGGCAGGTTGGATCGAGGTCACCTCGGCACCCGGCGCCGCCGGTAATAAAGGCTGAATCGACTACAACCCCTAGTGTGGCAGCTCCCCTCGAACTTCCCGGCGGTCCCACAACGGCTCCGGCTCGAGTCAAAACGAGTCAATGCAGGGCCGAGGTGCTCGGCAAAACCATTGACACTTCTTGTTTCGCTGCCGACATCAAGCTCCCGTGGGACAAAGTGCAAGCAGCAGCGGTCGAGCGTGATGCGCAGGCCGATTGTCGCGAGCGAAATGCCGCGCTTGGCTTGATAAGCACAAACTCGGATGTGCCATGCGTCGAGCTCAGCACAGTTGTTGAGAAGCTAAAACGGGGCACATTCAAGTTCAACAAGCCGAGCAAAGCTACACTTGAAGAGCCATTTCTTCTGCGAGTTGTCCTCATCACGCAAGAAGGGCAAGAGGCTGATTTTAAGGGTCTACCAGGTAGTGTGGAGACGCGGCCCGATCGACCTTTCGCACAGTCTCTGGAAGCTACCCTCACGGGTGACGATTTCAGCATTAGCCCTGCAGGCGCCCAAGCTCGAACTGCCACTCTTGCACACCCCGTCGAATGGGAGTGGAAGGTCACACCCACTGCGGACGGAACGAAAACAGTCACCATCGACGTCGCTGCAAACATACAAATCGGAGCTGACAAACATCGCGTTCAGCTTGCGACCTTGCACGAGTCGATAGAAATTAAAGTGACAGCTTTTCAGCGCGTTAAGAGCTACATGGCCAGCGCTAACGGCATGATCACTGCAATTGCAGCTGCTCTCACTTCACTCGCCGGTCTAGTCAGTCTTGTTCCCAAGGCACGTAAATTATTCCGTGACTACGTTCTCACTCTCTTTCGTCAGAAGCGTAGAGCAAATCGAACGCGCGCTCGTTTGTAGTTGGCATAGTCCGACCTCTCGAGGCCGGGCTTTGCGCTTTGGGTACAGTGATGGATTGATGAAGCGCGCTTTTCGCTTCGCATCCGGAGCCCCACCCTGCAAGGCGGCTACGACGTGATGTAACTGCGCAATGCCTGAGTCCGTCCCTCCGAGTCAAGCTTGTCGATGGCATCCTCGAACGCGGACCAGGAGCGAACTACAACGATCTCGTCTTGCTCGAGGATCGGCTTGCGGGATTTGCGCCAGCGCCGACCTGCTTTCTTTTGCAGTGCCGGTCTCACGTCAAACCACTGCAGTTCGATCGGCCGCTCGGTATTTTCGCGTGCGCGGATCCTGTCGATATCGTCATCGGAGAGCGTGCCCCTTATGGCCATCACGCCGTCGACGCTGCACAGCCGCCCCCAATTCGCATCAGTGCGCCACAGGAACACGAACACGTAGCCGGGGAACATCGCAATGCGCCGGCAGATCTTGCGCCCGCGCGAAATGGCGGTCTCCTCGCATTCCGGCACATAGATGCCGAACTGCCGCTTGATCAACTCCGCTTCAACGTCACGCGAACGGACCTCGACGACATACCACTTCGCCTCGATGTCCTGCGCCAGCTGCGCCGCTCGCGGATCGAACCGCACATAGGGCCGAGCAAGCTCCGCCATCACATCCGGCGAGAACGCCGCCGGCAACTTCGTCATCGTCATGTCCCAACATCCCGATCTCCACCCGGTTTGCTGGCCGCATCCGCCTTTCGGCGGTTCGAGAAACTGTTCCCGGCCGGAACAGTTTCCCCGGGAGGATCGATGGGAGCTTGCCTAAGGCTCTCTTTCGATCCTCCCGTTCAGAAAAAGCATTGCAGGACAAGGCTTTCTCTAATCACCTTGGGAGGTTGGGAGGATTGGGAGCTTGTTTCTATATCTAATATGTGCGCCTGCGCGCGCACGCGCATGTGACATATGAAACAAGCTCCCGAAATTCCCTCAAGCTCCCGAACGCTGCAAATCCAACGGCTTAGCGCGAATTGATTCTTCCCAACTTTGGGAGGTTGGGAGGATGCGTCGTCGCTCTTCGAGCTTTGCCGCACACGTCAGATCTCGATCTCGCCGGCATCGGTCGCCTCCTTTTCGTTGTCGTCGCGCATGCGCAGCGCGTTGCCCTCGGCATCGACGAAGTCGTTGACGCTCTTGACGAGCTTGATGTCGAGGAACCACATGACGTTGGACTGCTTGCTCTTGTAGCCGCGCTCCTGCATCGCCAGCGACAGGCCACGGTTCTTCCAGGCGTTCTCGCCGGAGGCCTTGCACCAGGCCTCATAGACCTGATGCAGCACGCTCGACTGCACGCGATCGCCGAGGCTGTCGACCACACAGGCGGCCAGGAAGCGGCCGAGCGGGTCGGAGGCCGATCGATAGTCCGCCGTCGCCTGCAGCACGTCGGCGGGCTCCTGCAGGCCCTTGTCGAGCCACACGCGCAGACCATCGAGCAGCCAGTTGAGAATGCCCGATGCTTCGGCGCGGAGCTTGTCGCCGAGATGGATGTCGCGCTCTTCCTTGGGGATGGTGACCCCGAACGGCACCAGGCGCACGCGGCGCCAGATGCCTTCATCCGTGCCCGAGATCGTCGGCCGGTAGTTGCCCGACATCGTCAACTTGAACTGCGGATAGAACTTGAAGAAATCGCGATTGAGGTGCCGCGCCTGGATCGGCTCGCCGCCGGTGACGAGCTTGACCAGCGCTTCCGCAAGCTTGGCGCCCTTCTCCGGCTCGGACGTTCGCAGCATGCGCACGCCGGGCAGGATGGCGAGATCCGGCGTCGCCTGGCCGGCGCCGCGCGATTTGCCGTGGTCAAGGAACGTCTCGATCGGGACGGTCTCGCCATAGTCGCCGGCGACATAGGACACGGCGTCCATCAGAACGGATTTGCCGTTCGAGCCCTTGCCGTAGAGGAAGGCCAGCAGCTGCTCGGTGACGCCGGTCAGCGACACGCCGAGCCATTGCTGCAGGAAGGCCCGCATCTCCGCCTGCGGCTGCACGCGGGCAAGGAAGGTGTCGAACACGGGACGCGCGGCCGCTGGATCGAAGTCGACCGGCGCCAGCTTGGTGATCATGTCGCCGGGATCATGTGGCCGGAAGTCGACATAGTCCGCATCCTCGCGCCTGGCGATCACCAGCGTGCCGTTGCGGACGTTGATCTTCATCTTGTCGGCATCGAGCTTGTCGATTCCAACGACGAAGTAAGGTGCCCCGCGCTTGGACAGTGCGCCGAGCTTGTTGACCGCCTCCGAGCTGCGGCCCCAGGCCGCGACCTTGTCGGAGTAGAGCGTTCGGTTGCCGTCGCGGTCGACCTTGAAGACGAAATCGCGGGCGCCGCGCGGTGGATCAGCATCGTCCTTGCAGCCACTCGCCTTCAGCTCCTTGGCCTCGTCCTGGATCGATCGCACCGTGTCGTGCTCGGCGATCTTGACCAGCTCCTCGGCACCCTCGCGGCTCCAGCGCCGGCCGTCCCATGTCAGCCAGCCGATCGCCGGGCACCACAGCAGCCGTTCCTTGTAGCGCTCGCGGAAGCGTTCGGCGTTGCCGAGGTCCGTCAGCGGAAAGAACGCCAGGCGCATGTTGCGGACGGCCGCATCCTCCGCCGGCGGCTTTGGCGGCTCGCCCCCCAGCCCCCAGCCGTCGGCCGAGATGCGCGCTGCTCCCGTTTGGGAGCTTGGCTCGCCATTCGTCTCCGGTGGGGGTGCAGGGGCGACGGAGGAATCGGGAGGATTGGAATCGTCGGGCGGCCGCGCCTCGCCGGCGGCGGAGGGCGAGCGGCGGGAAGAGGCAATGCGGTCGGCCGCGTCGGCATCCTCCCTGCGGCCGTCATCTCGAGTCACACCCGCACCTTGGCCGCGGCCGCGCGGCCGGCTCTGCCGATCCGCCGCGGAGCGGCGGATCTCGTCGAGGTCGCGCGGTTGGGTCCGGCCCTTGCGAAACCCACTCTCGATCGTGGCCCTAACCGCGCGCAGACCGTCGTCGCGGATCAGCCCGCAATCAGCGGCCGCCATCTCGAGCGCGGCGCGGACAAGGCTTTCGTGAAGCGCGCCGGCGGCGACCAGTTGCGCGAGCTTCAGGCTGGCGATGTTGAGCGCATCGTTGCGGCCGCCCTGCCCGGCCTGGCGCACCGTCTGTAGCTCGGCATCGAGCGCGGTGAGACCGTATTTGCGCACGGCCTCATCACCGGCCGCGATCGCGCCGTCGCCTTGACCGGCCGGCGGCTTCACGCCGGCGGCCGCGCGCGCGCCGATGCCGGATCCTGCTGCAGGTCTTTCCTCGAAGGCGCCGCGGCGCAGGACCAGGTCGACCAGCGCCGGCGGCGCGATCGCGACGTCGAGCTGCTCGTCACCCCAGGCGTAGGCCACACCGTCCTTTCGGACAGACGGCGGCGCGATGACATAGCCGCCCTCGCCACGGATATCGATCCGCGATTTTTTGCCGAGCAGATCCGTCCGGTTGCCGATCTCGACGTCGTCAGGCAGCTGATAGTAGAGATGCACGCCGCCGCGCGGCGTCAGCGCGTACCTGGTCGGTGGCAACGGGCCGCCGATCGCGCGCTCGAGGTTGATCTGCAAGGCGGCCGCCTCATAGATCTCGCCGGTCGTCTTGTCCTCGCCGGCGTCGACGTCGACGACGAACGCGCCGATCTGCGCACCGGTCGGAAGTCCGATCATGGCCTGCGGCCAGCGTGTCCACCAGCTGCGGATCAATGCCTCGTCCGTGGTCGCAAGCTTTAGTCCGCCCTCGCCGGCGACGTCGCTTTTCACCAGCGGCTGCTTGGTGCCGGGATGACATGGGAAGACGGACCAGCCACGGGCGGCAAGGGCGAGCGCGTGCTCGAGCATTGTCATTCCGGCTCGACCTCGACATCACTTGCCGGCACCACGGCCGCGCGCAAAGCTGATGCCCGCGCCAGGCCGGACTTCAACCGATCGAGCATCACGGTGTCGCTGTTGATGATGTCGATCAGGCGCACGATGCCGGCGAAGTCGTCGCGCTTGCGCACCTGGCCGGGGTCGGGTGACTGCCGCGCGCCGTCCTTCACCCAGAAGTCCTGGACGATCTCGATCCGCTCCATCTCCTCGAGAGCGGTCAGCTGCATGCGTTCGAGCGTGGATTTTCCGGGCGGCTTCATTCGCTTACCGCCTGTGATTTAGGGCAGGTTACGCGTATGATGCGCGAGATAAAATGGAGGGACGCAAAATGGACGCAGCCAATTGGATCAGCCTTGCGGCGGCGATTATCTCTGTGTTGGCAGCTGTCTTCTCTTTTTCCCAGGCTAACGCTGCCCGACGCCAAGCTGCCGCCGCTCACGGTGAGCTTGATCCAACCTTTCAAATCACAAAGACTTCTAACGTAGGTCCACCCTGGCGCTTCGATTTTGTGGCCAACAATTTCAATCGGCGCGCGATCGAGCTCCGCACGATCGAGATTAGCCTTCCGCGGCACAACATATATCTGTCCAAGGAAGGGTTGAGGGACACGATCAAGTCCATCATCAACAGCGTCAAGCAGCCCGAGCTCAAGACCTTCGACTTCACACGCTCGGTCGGTTTTACCCTGGCGGGCGTCGCCCCGAACTCGGCGGAGCCTGCCCGTCTCAACATCGGCTTTGCCTTCAGTCCAGAAGTAGGATTCGAAGGTGCTCCCAAATCGGTATCGATCGAGATACGGGTACATTGGACCTATGCCGATGAGGCAAAGGAGCACGTTTACACGCTTCGGAAGGACTTCATCACAGTTCCAGAGGTTTAGGATCACAGCTGCATTGTCCCCGCCGGCACCAGGCCGGCCGCTTGCATCCAATCGTTGATCTTGAGCAGGGCGAGGCGACGCGCCTCGGTGACGTCACGCGCCGGCCGCCAGGTGGTCGAGGCCGAGGCCTCAGGCAAGGTCAGGCGAAAGCAGGCCTGGTGACGGGCTCCCTCGTTGCGCATGATCTCGCCGACCTGGACGCGACCGAGCAGGATCACCTCGCGCCCGATCGTCTCGGGTCGAAACTCCACCACGCCGTCATGCGCCTCGCCCGCCATGGCGCTACTTCTTCTTCGCCGGCTTTTTGGCGGGCTTCTTCGCCGCCTTCTTCACAGCCGCCTTGACCGGCTTCTTCACCTTCTCCGCCGGCGCCGCCGTGCCCTTCGTCTTGACCGGCGGGCCGTCATAGCCCTTGTGGCGCAGCTGCGGCGGCAGCCAGCCGGTTGACGGCACGTTCTCGATCGCGAAGGCAACGATATCGGCCTTTGGATTCTTGCCCTGCTGACGCGCCAGGTCTGGACCCACCGCTTCCTCGATCGCCTTCAGGCAAAGCGCCTTGCTGACGCCGGCGAAGTAGTCCTTGGCGTCGAAGGCTCCGCGCATCGCCGCGTTGAAGATCTTGGCATCGATCGCGTTGCAGATGGCGATCTCACTTTCATGCACATCGCGCTGGTCGAGTGCGCATCCCTGGAAGTCGAGCGCATCAGCCGCGATCTGAGACAGCAGCGTGATCCGTTCGGCCGGCTTCAAGGCAAGTGCGATCGGCAGCGCCTTCTCCAGTTCCTCGGTACCGAGGATGCCGCGCGTGTCCTCCTTGGCGCCCAGCCCGTTGCTCGTCACCTCCACGCCCTGGCCATCGAAGCAACCAAAGCCGGCGAGCAGCACCGACAGGGCCAGCTGCTCGTCCTGGATCAGCGCTGTCGCCGCGGCCTTGGTCAGCTGCACGGACAATCGGTGCAGTAGCGCGTTGGAGATCTCCGGCTCGTCGGACGCCTTGCCGCTCGTCGACGGCATGGCCGCCTGGACCCGCTTCGCCGCCTCCGGATCGCCCTTCGACAGCTTTGCATTGTCCGGCTTCTTGACGCCGTAGAGCACCGTGAGCTTGCCCTCTTCGACGTCGACGATGCAGCCCAGCGTCTTGCGCTTCTTGGCGTCGAAGGCCCGCATCCGCACCGCGGCGTCGATTACCTCGATCTCGACGCGGAGCCGGTCCGCCTCCTCTCCCATCTCGTCGGTCCAGTCGTCGGCTTCCTCGATCTCCTCGACACGCCCCGCGGCCTCGGTGCGGCGATCGAGCTCGTCACCCTCATAAGCCAGCTTGCGGATCTCGGATTGCGGCCACCATCGCGCGCCCTGCGGCAGATCGCCCTCCAGCTCCGCCCACGCCCAGCCGTCGGCGCGCAGCTCGTCGCATTTCGCCGTGAGCACGTCGCGCGCCATCTGCTTCAGCAGCGCCTCGTCGCTGACGATGTGCGAACTGCCGAACAGATCCTCGGTCAGCACGCCGCCGCGGGCCCGGTAGGCGTCGGCGCCAATAAACTCGACCAGCTGCGCGACGTCTCGATCGAGCGCGTCGGCGCCGAGCTCGCGCTTCACGCTCCATTGCTGGATGCGGCCGCCGCCCTTCGCCAGCTTCTCGAACACCTTGTCCTGCGTCTTGTGGTCGAGCGCCAGGGTGAAGGCCTGTGCGGTTTCGGCGGCAAGGTCGCCGACGCGCCAGGCCTGCCGGATTTTCGGGCTGAGCCGACCGAGCGCGAGCGCCTGGCGCACCTCCTTCTCGGTCATGCCGTATTGCCGGGCGATGTCCTCCTCGGTCTTGCCGCGCTCTTCGAGCTTGGCAAAGGCTTCGTACTGGTCGACCGGGTGCAGCTGCCGCGCCGTGACGGCCGTGGTCAGCGAGTCCTCGAACGCGCCGGCCTCATCGACCTCGCGCACCGTGCAGTTGATCGGTTGCTCGGCCTGTTCGCCGAACAGCATGTGGAAGGCAGCCAGGCGCCGGTTGCCGTTGGAGACGGCATAGAAGCCGTCGCCCATGTCCTTCACGATCAGGTTCTCGATCTGGCCGCGGGCGTGAAGGTTCACGGCGAGCTCGGCAATGCCGTCCTGCCGGCCGACCACGCGGGCGTTGATGCCGGCGCCGTCCTCGTGGCCGAACTTCAGGCGGTTGAGCGGAATCTGCAGGTCAGACATTGTCAGCCTCTGTTTGGGGTTGGATCGTCGACGAGAAAGCTCGCCGCTACGCCCAGCGGCGAGGCCGACGAGCCGTCGGGGTTGCGCTTCATGGCGTGGCGGATGACGTCGACCGGGCAGCCGTACTGCAGCAGCAGCGACATCAGGATGGCGCCGTCAGAGGCGAGCACGTCCAGCGACGAGTTCACCTTCTGGGCATTTATAAATACCTCGACGATTGGGCCTAGTGTCCGGTCCGGCAGCAGCTCGCGGCCCAGGCCAATTTTGTAACGCTGGCTGCCGTGCTCGATCGCCATAGTCTCAAGCCCCCGGCGGTTGGCCGGACGCTCCCGGACGCTTCCCAAGCGCCCGCTCATGCTGCTACCCTCAATTGTATTATCGCGCGAGGAAAGCCATGCGCCAAAGATGGGATCTTTTCGCCTTCAGTTTGCTTGTGTTTTCCGCTCTCGTTCTCACCGCGACGGTTCTTGACCCTAAGGGCTTCTCCATCAAGGAATGGCAGCCTTTGATCGCATCGCTTGTGGCGTTTGGCGGTGCCACATTCGTCTTTAGAGGAGCGACCTTGGCCTACCGTGCCGCCATGGCTAAGGTTGCGCTGGATGAAAGACTCCACGAAGCGACGCTGCGACGTCAGCGTCGAGGGCTCTTCCTTAGACTTTCTTCCACCGTCTACCGTCTTGGACAGAGAGCGCAGAGGATCGAAAACTTGATCAAACTGCCTGCGGAGGAAGAGAGCACGATCCTCATCACTGCCGATAGGATCGACCTTAAATACCTTGACGAACTTTCTGAGGCGTGGACGAATCTTGACGCGTTCCCCAGCGATGTTGCTCTGTCGATCGTTGACATAAGAATCCACGGCGGCAATGTTCAAAGGACAGCAGAGCGCCTCGTTCAAGATCCTATAACTTTGACGCACGGTGAGCGGCTGCCAGGCCGTGCTCGACGGCTCAAGTGGAATCTTCACAGCATCTATGAGCACTGCATGGCGATAGACGATTTTCTTGAGACAACGCTGCAGGAAATGAAGCCGTAAGCCGCTCACTACAGATCCTCCCCCTTGCGCTTATCAACCGGATGCTGCGTAAACCGCACGACATCGTCCGGCCGCGTCAGCTCGTCGACCACGATCGGCGGGATCCAGAACGGCGCCTGCGGCTTGCGGCCCTTGATCCAGACCATCCATAGGTAGGCCGTGGCGGTGCCGCCCTTCGGCTCCCAGCGGCCCTTGTGCAGAGCAATTCGCTCGCTGAAGAAGGCGATGCAGGTCGGCGGCACCTTCGAGAAGATGCGTTCATAGCGGCCCTCGCCTTCTTCAGCGAGCGAATTGCTCTGCACAAGGGCCGCTGGGAGCCGAAGGGCGGCACCGCCACGGCCTACCTATGGATGGTCTGGATCAAGGGCCGCA